CACCCGCAGTAGGAATTGGATCACGGTCCCATACGCGATGTCGACCGAATGCCAATACACCAAACAGCACGCCGCCGACCCGCATTGCTCGGGCTGCGTGCACCGCGCGAGGAAGACCCTATGACCGCCCTTCTCATCTGGCTCGCCCTATCACTGGTCGTAGGCATAGCCGTAGGCCGGTGCATCCGCGTAGGGATGGTGGATCGTCCGCACAAGGAGACACCGCCGTGACGTCGCCGATCCGCAAGCTACTCTCGCAATGGGCCGCGCATCGCATCGCGTCGGCCGGGAGCCTACCGCCCGACCTGCAGCGTGTCAGCGAAGAGATTGGCCGACTGGCCCCGGGCTCCGCGCGCGTGATCGAACTCGAATATTGCGACCCGCGTCCGCAAAAAACGAAAGCTGCCCAACTGCGCATGTCGCGGCAGATGTTTTCGGCACGACTACGCTGGATCCACGAGCAATTGGCTTTCTCGATCTGGGGGAATTCGATGTCATGACAATTGACTTCTGGCATTGATTTCCGTTGATCACTACCATTAAAACTGTGGGCCATTGCGCCCTAACCAGTTTTTAATCGGGGTGATCATGAGCGGTCTCGGTAAAGGTCAAGAAGGCAATCCCAAATACGCGGCCAGTTGCGCCCGCGAATCGCGCGAAGCAAAACCGGGTACGTTCCACGGCGGCAAACCGCCGAGCGGCCCGAAGCCTGAACCCGTTCGCCTGAACGGTGTGCGCGCACCGAAAGATCGCGGCCTGAGCAAGTAATCATGGCCGAACTCAAAGCCAAAGCCCGGAACAAGCTGCCGAAATCCGAATTCGGCATGCCGGGCGAGCGCAAATACCCGATGCCCGACAAATCGCACGCACGGAATGCAAAAGCTCGTGCAAGCGAAATGGAGCACAAGGGCAAGATCAGCGAAAGCACGAAGGCGAGCATCGACAAAAAGGCCGATCGTGTGCTGGGCAAGGGCAAGAAGAAGTAACGCATGGGTCGTCCGTCGAAGTTCAAGCCGGAGTACGTCGAGCAGGCACGCAAGTTGTGCAAGCTCGGCGCAACTGACCGTGAATTGGCTGCTTTCTTCGAAGTGACGGAGAAGACGCTAAACAACTGGAAGCTTGAAAGCGACGAGTTTCTACAGGCCCTAAAAAGCGGCAAGGACGAAGCGGATGATCGGGTGGAGCGCAGCCTATTTGCCCGTGCGGTCGGATACGAGCATGACGACGTCGATATCAGGGTGATTGAGGGCCAGATTGTGGCAACGCCGATCACCAAGCATTACCCGCCTGATACGACCGCTGCCATTTTCTGGCTCAAGAACCGCCGCAAGGATGAATGGCGCGACAAAGTAACGAACGAACACACCGGGGCTGATGGCAAGCCCTTGCAGCACGATTTAACGATGACAGTGGTATTCAAGAAGCCGTGAATATCGAGTTTCCTGAAAAGTTCCAGCCCCTCTTCGTGCCCCAGCGGTACAAGGTGTTTTACGGGGGGCGAGGCGGCGCGAAGTCCTGGGCAATTGCTCGGGCGTTGCTGCTTCAGGGAGCGACTAAGAAGCTGCGCATTCTGTGCGCGCGTGAGATTCAGGACTCGATTCGCGATTCTGTGCACAAATTGCTATCGGACCAGATTGAGGCGCTTGGGCTGGCGAGCTTTTACGAGGTTCAACAGCAGTCCATTTACGGCATCAACGGCACTGAGATTGCGTTTGGCGGCCTGAAGAACAACGTCAACAAGATCAAGTCGTTCGAAGGTGTCGACATTGTGTGGGTGGAAGAGGCAGCAACGGTTTCCCGCCGATCCTGGGAAACGCTGATTCCTACCATCCGCAAGGAAGGATCAGAGATTTGGGTGTCGTTCAACCCTGAATTGGACTCGGACGACACGTATGTGCGTTTTGTGAAGAACCCTCCACCCAACGCAATTGTGGTGAAGGTTGATTATTTCGATAACCCCTGGCTGCCTGACACGCTACGCGCTGAAATGGAACACTCTAAAGCTACCGACCCGGACGCTTACAACCATATCTGGCTGGGGTTCACCCGCAAGATCATGGATGGCGCCGTGTACGCGAAAGAGCTGCGCGAAGCCGAGGCCCAGGGGCATATCACCCGCGTTCCGTACGACCCGGCCAAGCCGGTGCATACGTTCTGGGATCTGGGCCGCGCCGACAAGACGGCCATCTGGTTCTGCCAGCTCGCCCCGTTCGAGTTCCGCGTCATCGACTACTACGAGAACTCGGGCGAGGCTATCGGCCACTACATGAAAGAGCTGCAATCGCGTCAGTACGTGTATGGCGACTGCTGGCTGCCGCATGACGCCGAAAACGAACTCCTGGCGTCCGAACGAACGATCGCCCAGCAGATGCGTGCGGCTGGCTTCAAGGTACGGATCGTGCCGAAAGTGTCACTGTCGACCGGTATCAGTGCTGCGCGCACGATCTTCCCGAATGTGTGGTTCGACGAGGACAAGTGCGCGGACGGCCTCAACGCACTGCGCCACTATCGCTACGACGTCGATCCTGACACGAAAGAGTACAGCGATCAGCCGATGCACGACTGGTCCTCTCACGGTTCGGATGCGTTCCGCTACATGGCCATCGCACTGAAGGAGCCAAAGAAAGAGACGCGCAATCTGCAGACGACGCCCCGTCGCCCCCTCAACCTTGGCCGATCCATCGGCGGATCGTGGATGTAAGCCATGGCAGAACGCGCAAAGGACATCGTAGCTCGGGCCCATAAAAGGTTCCGTGTTTGCGTCGAGTGGGAGCAGGACGCGCGCCAGCGCTTCAAGGACGACATTCGCTTCCTGTTTGCCGACTCGGACAACCAGGAGCAATGGAACGCCGCGGTGCGCGCACGCCGGCAGATCCAAGACCAGCCGATGGTCACGATCAACAAGACGCACACGCACTGGCTGCACGTGGTCAACGAGGGCAAGGAGAACAAGCCATCCGTTGTCGTGCACCCGACTGGCGATCAGGCTACCTACGAGGCCGCGCAGATCATCGAGGGCATCGTCCGCCACATCGAATACATCTCGGACGCGCAGACGGCTTACGACCGCGCACGCGAGTTCCAGGTGGGCGGCGGCATCGGTTACTGGCGCATCGTCACGGACTATGCGGACGAGGACAGCTTCGATCAGGAGATTTACATCCGCCAGGTGCCGGACCCGCTGTCCGTCTACCTCGACCCGCACATCAAAAACGAGGACGGCTCGGATGCTCGTTACGGCTTCATCTTCGACGACATGCCCCGCGACAAGGCCGAGGCCAAGTTCGGCGCGATCCTGAAGAACCAGACGTTCGGGGACGGTGCGCTGTCATGGAATCGTCGTGACACCGTGCGCGTGGCCGAATACTACGAGGTCGTTGAGTCGAAAGAGTGGTTGTATGCCATCGAAGGCGACAGCGGCGTGGAGTACGTGCGCGAGTCGGACATCCCGCAGGAAGCACGCGCGATGCTCAAGGCTGCGTATGACGCTGGCAATGCACAGCGCCGCCGCGTCGACAAACGCATCGTCAAGCATTACCTGATTGTGGGCGACGAGATTGCCGAGTCCAGCACGTGGGCAGGCAAGTACATCCCGATCATCCGCGTTCCGGGCGAAGAGATCGTGATGGAGGGCCGTTTAGACCGCAAGGGCCTCGTGCGCTACCTGAAGGACGCCCAGCGCGCCTACAACTACAACGCTTCCGCGGCGCTGGAGTTCGGCGCCCTGCAAAGCAAATCGCCGTACATGGCACCTGTCGAGGCGATCGAGGGTCTGGAGAACTACTGGGCAACGGCGAACACGCAGAATCATGCCTACCTGCCCTACAACCACGCTGACGAGAACGGCAACCCGATCCCGTCGCCCGAGCGTCAGCAGGTTCCCGCCACCGCTCCGGTGTACATGGATGGCATGTCGACGGCTGAGCGCGAACTCATGATGGCTTCCGGCCAGTACGAAGCCACGTTCAGCGAACAGGGCAACGAGATTTCGGGCGTGTCGATCGAACGCCGGCAGAAACAGGGCTCGCGCGTCACGTTCCATTTCAAGGATAAGGAAGCGAAGGCCATCCGGTTCACTGGCAAGCAGCTGATCGACCTGATTCCGAAGATCTACGACACGAAGCGGATCATCCGCATCCTGGCTGAGAACGGCGACGAGCAGCAAATCCAGATCGACCCAACGCAGCAGACCGCGCTCCAGCAGAACA